TGAACTCCATTCTCATAGACTTGTACTTCTCACCTGTAATGGCATTTATATTTTTTGCCTTTTCCAAAAGTGAGGCCATGGAAACAAGCCAATACCGTTTCAGCTCAGGGAGCTGTCCGAGCCTGACATTATGCAGGGGGTTCCTGACAGCTTGGACAGGGAGAAGGAACTCTGAGGCAAAAGCGTTTGCCTCTTTCTCTTTGTCTCTATTGCTGAATACCGGATAGCTTTGACATTCGTGCATCAGTATGTGTCCCAATTCATGTGCAAGCGTAAACCTTATCCTGTCGTTGCTTCTGTTCCTGTTCGCAATCACGAGGTGATTGCCTGCATCAGTTATCAGGGAAACCCCGTCAAACTCGTCATTAGGACTATCCCACATGTAAATGAATACCCCGTTACGCTCAAGGAAATTGCAAATATCGGATACAGGCGACATGCCGAGCCTATACTTGTTTCTTATGTGGCCGGCAAGTTCCTCCGGGCTTATACCATTGTCCATGTCATAATAGCCAAATGAATAGTCTGGTATCTCAACAAATTCGCTGAGCCAATCAAAACAGTACGCAATCAGGGATATTGTCCTGTCTATCTCGTTGCGTGTCTTTACGGTTATAGTAGCCTTCTTCCTGTAATGCTTGCTGTCAACCTTGTTGATGATATTCATGTCAAGAAATTTCATCGGGAAATCAAGCGTGGACATAATCAAACTAAGCATGTTGTCTGACAGCCCGCCAAACCCCTTTTCATATTTTGACAAGTTGGATTGCGACAGCCCCTTGACTTTTGCCGCAAGTGTGGTCTGCGTCAATCCCCTGTATTCCCTTGCGAATGTTAGCTGTTCACATTTCATAAGACATTATTTTATTTTTTAATACAGACGGTGTGCCCAATTATTATTCTGCCTTCTTCTCTCCTGTCTCTTTTTTCTTCAGGCGGACAACAATCTCCTGTGTACCCGTATTGCTTTTTGGCATGTTAATGCCGTCTTCCATATAGGCAGTCCATTGAACCCCATCATCATACAGGACTATCCTCGGATTTACAAGCTGCCCGAAACCATCCTTTGTATACCCGAATATCAGTATCGGCTCTTCCTTTCCTTCATCGCCTTGGAAAAGCGGTAATTGGTATTGGTTGGCAATCGAATCTGAAAGTATTGTCGGAATATACGACGGTTTGTCATGCTTATCCAATTTCTTGATAAGCATGAGCACGCCATTCCATCTGAATATTATCCTTCCGTATTTCCCTTTGTTCCAGTTCTCAGGAAAAGCGAGAATGAAACTCTCTGTTATCTTTGCGTTAAGCAAAGGGCCTACAAGCCTTGTCCTCGCTTCAGGTATGGTCATATTGACTTCTTCATTGTAATTTGCCAAACCAGCATAATACGCCTTAAAGATGTCATTATAACAATCTTTAAGCAGTTCCAACGCTTCATTTTTTGTGATGCGTTTCCGTTTTTCAAAATTATTTTCTATCTTTGCCATATAATTTAATAAATATTAGACGGGCACACCGTCTGTTATTTAAGCCCTTATTGCCGTAAGGGCTTTTTACATGGTGCAAAGATATATAATTTTTCCGAATAATTGTATATAATTTACCGAAAATATTGTATTTTTAACGGCAACCCACAATGTCAAAGAACACCTTTTGTTAATATTATATATCCTTATATTCTGTTATGGCATCAAAGCAAGGACATTCCTTAATCCTCTCCCATGAGTCAACCTTGCCGTTATGATTGGTGTCAGGGCTGATATCCCTGTGACCAAGTATCTGAGCATTCGGATAACGGCCTCTCAACTCTTTAAGTAGCTTTACAAGACTTGCCTTCTGTGGTTCAGTTCTGTTGTCTACAGCCTTGCCATTTGAGTCTATGCCGCCTACATAGGCAACATTAACAGATGTCGAGTTGTAGCCCTGTACTCCGTTGCTCACTTTTTCCTCTCCGAGCATCTGTTTTATCGTGCCATCAGGCATGACCACATAATGGTAGCCGGGGTTCTTCCAGCCTTTGTTCTTAAACTCTTTTCTCAAATCCTCTATTGTCTGCTTCTGACTTCCTGCAGTACAATGTACAAAAATTCTTTTAATGCTTCTCATAATTTTACTTTTTATCTATTTCATCAAAACCGGCTTCCAAGGCTTCACCTATGTCTTTGTTCTTGCGCTTTGCGAAAGCAACGACAAACGCCCTGAAAAAGCCCTTAATACTCTTTTCTTCAATCCTTACCCCATGAAGCCAAAAGAAATGACCAAAGAAAGACTTTGCTTCACAACCGACGGCAATACAAGTGGCTACAAAACCGCCCATCATGTAATTAATACCTATAGGCTTAAGGAGAGCCATGCCAATAAAAGCACCTATGCTCACCCACATCAGGTAGTCCATCAACTTATTGATTGACCTTCTGATAGCCCTTGACGTGCGCCACTTATACTGCGACATCACTATCTTGTCTCCCTTTTTCTTGGCCATATTGAACCGCTTGCTGCTTTCGCCCCAACCATAGCGGAAGTCAGCTAATACACATAAAAGTATCGTCGCCAAAAACCAGCGTGCATCATATATCACGGCAACAAGCTCGTTGCCCATCATGGCGAACGTAAACATTCTGGTGCCGCTGTTCATATAAATATCTTGTTCAAACATATCAGTAAATTTATTTAGATATTAAATTATAACTTCCTCAATCGCAGCAATCTGGCCCAGTGTCCAGTCGTTGCTGGCAACAAGTTTTCCGAATACATGCTCTTTGAGCGGTTCATAATCCAGTTCGTTCTCTTTCAGGCCCTCGTCCTTCAGACATTCAGAAATCTTGTTGTTGTAGTCGTTAAAGTATCTGTTTATCTCAATACGCTCAGACTCACTCAGAGTTGTCTTTTCGCCCTCCGCCTGCCACTGTTGTGCCTTCTCCAGCATATAGTCGTGATTATCGCCTTTCAGTTTGTCTTTGGCAACTTTTTTAAAGTCTTCAAAATTCGTTACTACCGGTTTCAAGGCACGGATAATCTTAATCATTTTGAACTTGTCGCAGTCCTCCATCTTTGTGAGTTTTGCGTCACTTATGAGGTTGTAGACGCTCAGGATTTTCTCTGTTGTTATCTTTTTCATGATTTTGTTTATAAAGTTTTGATTAAATTATTTTTATCTTGACATACAAATTATAGTTTGTATTATTGTTCCACACTCACGGGTGTTCCGTTATTGGTAAGATCAATTCGTGTATATTGAGATGAAGGCGAAATCATTACGGTTACATCCAATATATTATCAGTAACAGCGCCTTCGAGGTTAGCATCCGCGTTGTTATATTCTACATTCTGGACTATCGGCATGCCTCGCATCCATTGTATGTTGCTTTCTCGGTTGGCGTCTTCCTCCGTGGGGTATGCTGCAAATGAGATTGTATTAAACTTCGTTCCAAGTACGAGGGTCTTGTTTGATGTACCTATCATTCCTGCGCCCTCATTGTATGCCAAGGCGTAGACGAGATTTATCTCTGTCAGTTGTCCTGTATTGCTGTCCTTTACCTTGCCCTTCTGTACGATTGTGGCACGCAATGAATCGTATGCAGTGCTTCCGCTTGTGAGTTTAACGGTTACTTTTGAGTCCGGGTTTGAAATCTGGTCAACAGTCTTTCGGAAAGAGAAAATGTTTCCGTCGCTGTCTTTGTAGTACCATGTCTTGCCCCAATCAAGGATGTTTTCTGCTTCCAGAACATACGTAAATGTACCAGTGAAAATCTTGATATTATGGCCATATCCTTTATATCTCCTGTAGATGTGCATATCGGGAGTAAGAAGGGCACTGTATTTTGTCATGTTCTCCCAGTTTGTCTCCCCTGCTGATGTAGAAAGAAACAGGTACACATCTATCGTGTCTGACTCTGATATAGTCTGGCCGGCGCCTCCGTTCTCAATAGATGAGCCGTTGTTAATGACAACAGGTATAGCCCAGCTATCTCCATTATTAGCGCTCAAAGCAACGGTACTAACGTATGCTGATGTTATTCCGCGGGTAATATTCTTGATGATTATGCCTATATATACTGCACTTAGATGCAGTATGTCGCAAATGTCCGACAAGTCAAGCTCGCCCTGTTCTCGGTCCGGCATGTCAACCCCAAAATAGGTGAAGTTGTCAGCTGTCAGTTCTATAGGAAGGTTTACCGTGAACGGCGGCCTTGCGTCATGTCTGTAACCTACGAAATCTGTCAGTCTGAAAGGAAAGTCAGAATGTGCTGCAGAAGCACCTTTGCCTGTCGGACCGTTGTATCTCCACACAGCCTCGCTATTCTGGTTGCCGTTACTTCCCATATCTGCAAGTTCACTTATGACAGGTACCGTGTATGCCGGCTGGTCTCCGTCGCCATACCACCAAGGCTTATGTGTGCTTGATTGCGGGGTACCGTTCCAGTCCGAAGAACCTTTTAAGGTGTCTTCCGGGAACATAGCACGCAACGGCACAGGTTTGTATTTAGCCCACATGTTGATGTTTGCATGCGTGCAAAGAGTGCCCACGTCATTTGATGCCGAGCCAAGGACAGAGCCGACATCCCTTGTGTTAAGCGGGGCAGATATGATGTTTCCTTCAATTATTCCCATTTTATTCCGTAATTCATTTCCAACTCCATGTTTTCTCAATCTCCGCCAGCCTTTTCTCCAGTGCGGCGATCACCTTTCTCTGCCTCTGCAGTTCCAGCATAATCAAAGCGGTATAATCTACAGCTTTGTATCCATTGGCATCCTCTACAACAAGATTCTCAAGCCCAACCTTTTCTAAGTCTTGAGCTATGACGCCATAAGATTTTGTTTTATTTACATCATCATTCAGATTAAACTCAAAGAATTCAATATCCTTAATTTTGTCTATATCTTCTATTATTGTAGAGATATTCTCTTTTAATCTTTCATCTGAAGTTTGAGTTACCTTTGTTGCAGTAACTTGACCATTTGAAAGTGATACTTCATTAATCTTTAATACTCCTGAAGAAGATTCAATTATACGGGATGTATAATCCGCAGAAGATTTATTATAATGGAAGTCAATAAATGGTGTTGCATGATATATTTCAATACCTTCACCCATTAATTCCAAAGGAGCATTGTTTATTCTAAAACCACCGTTAAAAGCTACATTTCCAGTTACCGTTCCTCCATCTGAAAGTGATAAATAACTTTTACTTCCATATTTAGAATATAAGTTACTTAATTGTCCCGCTTGAGTTTTTGTCATATAGCCATTTCTTGCAGAAGTGGCATCAAGCATAGTGACTTGTATGGTTTGAATTTTGGGCCTACTTGAATTTATGGGGTCGGTAGAAGTCACGTATGTCGCAACAAGTGGGGATACAAATTGAAATCCTACTTTGTTGCTAGTAATATTAATGTCGTGACTAACAGTATTGCTTGGAGATGTTACCGATGAACTCTTATTAAAGAATATATGCTTTAGAGTCGTATCTCCGTCTACAGAGTAGTCTGTTTCTTCCAGATAGCTCCCATTCCATATATATGTCTTTTTTAATTCTTCATCATAATATATGACTCCTGTTTTAGGGGTGATTCCGTTTGTGCCATCCTGGCTGCCAAAAGATGAAGAGGCCTTATATGCTTCTTCTGATGTCTGAGCCCAAGCAGCTTGACAACTTGTGTATACAGATGTTGATGCATTAGTGGCAACAAATCGTTTTTTACTCTTATCATAAACAACTTGCTTAGGATTTATAAGAGAAGTACCAACAGAAGCCATGGTCGTGCTTGATACCTGTTTTGTGAAGTATATAACTTCCTTCGACCTGTACAATAGCTGATCCTCTTCTATAAAACCGTTTTTATCAAGTCCGGCAAAACCATTATCAGCCCCTTTTAAACTTTTCAGTTTATCCAGAAAGTGTGAAAGTCCTGTTAAATCTAAAAATTTCATAGGCAAGTTTTTAATGAAAGTGGAGCATTCTATTTTGATACCCTGCTTAAGGGTTGTTATGAGAATAGACTGTCTATTTCTGACTCAGAGATAGATCCGTAAGTCGTGTTGTTATCTGTCCATGGGACATTAACGAACATAGCACCGTCACTACTCATTTGCACGTGATAATATTTGCCTGATGTAGTCGTTGCTGTATTTATTGTAGGCTTTGTAATAACGGATGCAGGCTTAACAAGACCGGCCTTAGATGTCGTTGCGATACCATATGTAGTGTCCTGTGCAGGTATTCCTAGTGCAGTAATATCGTTTTTTGTAACTGCAGTTCCTTTTGTTACGTGTCCTTCTGAATTGGTTGTTATCTTATATAGCTTTTCTGTACTTAAAGCCACACCCTTTGCCTGCGCATGGTTATAAGCTATCTTACCATAGTCACCCCTAAAAGCCGTACTTGATGTTTCTCCGAGTGCTAAGTCAGAACCTGAAGCTACCAGTTTTGCGGATGAACCGGCATATCTGTAGTTCTTGGCATTTCCCAGATTGACATATATCACTCCGTCTTTAGGAGTAACCCCTTGACCCTGCACAGGAGTTCCATAATCGGTATAGACTCTAATTTTGTCTGTTTCTCCCCACGCTGAATAATATTCGGGACTTCCCAAACCGCCCTCCGGGGTTGTTGATGCAACAAATTTATCCTTATCACGCAAATAAACTATTGATGTAGGTTTACCTGTTGATGCCTGTTTAATCGTTATGCTGGCACTATTTGCAATCTCTGTTTCGAACTCTAAGGCATCATCCATAAACATTGGCAGCTGAGATGACGGAACTTTCCCATTTTCGTTAAGCGTAGCTACACCATTCTTAACTCCCATCTCACTGCGCTTGACCTGAGCGTCATTTGTCACATTGCCAAGTATGGTAGGATTGCTGCTTATCTTCTGCCCGTTAATTGTATAATTACCTACTGTTGTTTTTGCTGCACTTACAGCACCGTCTACATAAGCCTTTACTTTACTCCAAAAATGGGTTAAGCCTGTCAAGTCTAAAAATTTTGCCATAATAACTTTTTTAATTAAAAATATTACTAATATCTGTTTCTGATGCTGCATTGTATGCAGTACCGTCTATTGCCCATACGCCGATAGCGTTCTGAACATCATCTATGTCATTGTCTCTGATTCCTTTTATACGCGCCATGCCGTTCTCACCGGCCTTTGATCCTATTACAAGGCACCATTTACTCCATGTTCCTTTCTCCGTTACGGCATTTGGAGCGTTAAAGTTGTAATACCTGTAATAAACATATATCCTGTCGTCCTGATGGGTGTTGCTGTCAACATCCATCAGCATATTCGTTATAAACAACTGATTTGTGCCATGGCTCATAATGTCGTTGCTCACTAATAAAGTGCCGACACTATGGCCGCTAGAATATACATCAAATACTCCTGATTTTCCTGTGCCGTTTATCCGGCAGTTGTCCATATCGGAAAACTCTATTCTCATCCTGTCCAGCAGGTCTTTACCAAGATAAGCTGACAGGGCAGTATTCTTTGCCGTTGAATCATCATATTTATTCCAGTCCTGTAGAAGGTCGAAAGAAGAGCTGCCGGAGCTGCCGCTGGAATTCATGCCGAGTGCTGATACGAAAGACTCCGAGTAGAATCCTTTGGCGTTAGCGACAAACACATTGCCTTCAGTGTCTTTCTTAAACCAGTTTGCCATCTCTGCGGCAAACTTGCTCCCGAAATCATTTATGTTCAGTTTCTTGTCCAATTCTCCTTGCAGGCCGCTGATCTTGGATATGTCGAGCATAGGGATATCTCCTGCACTCAATGTGGCATGGCCGGTTACGCGACCGTACTTGTCTACTACTACCTTTGTGTATGTACCTTCAGTCCCTACTGTTGCAAGAGTCAGTGTGATATCCGCCGACAGTCTGCCGCCACCGGCAAGTCCGGCTCCGGCATTAATCCTCAAATTTTTGTCAGCCTTTACCTCAAGTAATTCAGCAAGTGTGGACGTCTGCGTCTGTCCTGCAAGAAATGCTTCCAGTTCCTTCCACCGGTTTATAATGTTGTCAGTGTCCGTACCCTCAAGAAAATCATTTACCTTCGTCGTAACGGCATCTGCCTTTTTAGAAACTTCAGCAAGGGCTGTTGTAGTGGCGTAACCGCTAAGATCTATGTTCCCCTTCGTGAATGTAAGGGTGCCGCCGTCGCTACTTTCTTCCACATTAACAACGACATTTCCAGAGCCTGATATGGTAATCTTGTGTCCTTTTTGTCCTTCTTCAAGCGAGATAACACGGTCTAACAGGTCTTTGCCTAAAAAAGCTGACAGAGCCATGCTTTTAGCTGTTGAGTCAACATATTTATCCCAGTCCTGTAGGAGGTCGAATGAGCCTGTGCCTGAAGAATCTTCTGATGTATTGGTCCCTAAAGCAGAAATGTACCCGGAACTCCATACATTATATTTTGATTTTATTGTTTTTCTCTTGTCACCATTATTGTCTGTACTCCAATGGCTTTCATCATTGTCAAATTCCCATATATTTTTTATTGCGGCAAAACCTTCAATCATTTCACGCTGTGCGTTAGCGTAAGCGTTGGAAAGAGATGTGGAGAGTTCGTTGAATGCCTTTATGATATCAATATTCTGATTTACATTTGCAACTTCTTCTTTAAGTTCCTGGGTATTACCCTTAATATGCTCATTGCCAATTCTTATGGTCTGTTCATATTGGAAGTCCAGATGTTTCTCGACCATTAGGATACGGCTATTCAAAATATTGCCTCCATTGTAAAAATTTACTTCTTGACCAAGATGAGTGTCATAACTATGTTCATAGAAGTTTTCAGGATAACTTTCCACTTCATATGAATTATTGTCCTTACTTGCATCAGAGATTGCTTTATCCAGTTCTTTTTCAAGTTCATTCTGAGCAGAAGAAACATATTCGGAGGGCATTATTATGTTGAAAAGAATTATCTGGTCTCCGTTTTGTGGTATTATATACGATAAGCCTGGTATTATATTTCCGGTGCTTTCATCTATAATTATTTCATAATCTCCTGTTTTGATCTCGAAAGTAGTTACATCAGCTTCGTCATTTTTCTTTTCTGGCTTATCGTAGTATTTAAGTTCGAAATCTCGTCCTGCGAGTTGCCCGCTTTCAAATGAAACCGATAAATTTTTACCATCAATTATGCTCTCTTTGTCAAAATTGAAGTTTTCAATTTGAAAATACCATATAGCGTACTGTTCATAAACAGGTTCGTCGTCAGTTCCTCCAATCTTTATTTTATTGCCATTATTGTCAAGACGATATTTTAGTCTGGCTCTTACATCAGATATCGTTAATTTGGATGAAGGAAAAATCTTATCGAAAAACAATGTCTTTATGAAGATTTCTCCAGGCATAAGGTCTGAAGTAAATACTCCATTTTCAAAATGTCCTTTTATATCCTTGAAGCCTCCGGGATATTTTGTTGGGTCAAGACCAAGGCGTTTGTTGGCAATATGGTTTGTTGCTTGACCGCTGTCATATTCTTGTGTAATGTTTCGTGTGGATCCAAAGGCATAAAAGCGTGTATAGTAACCGTCTTTGCTTTCGCTTACAGACGGCACGCTGACGTTTTCACCTACAATTAACTTTAGAGGTGTTCCATATTTGCATTCAGAGAGATAAAGGGTATTTGTTTTTTTGTCAGTCCACCATTCTGTCTCGCATTCTTCGGCAATATTATTAAGATTAGAGAAAATGGAGGTTGACTGTGACGATATTGTAATTGTAGCCGGAAGACTTTCTGACAGTTGTATGGTCCAGTCTTCTCCTGTTTCATTCTTGATGGCCTGTTTTACCATGTACATTGCATCTGCAGGAGAGCCTGTAAAGTCCCAGTCCATTTCTCGGCTTTTAATCGTCAATCCGTCACTTTCATATGTATATAAAGGTACGGGAATTTTGTCCCAGATCATTATTCTGGAATGGAATTGTGGCGTGTATTTATATTCAGCTTCATTCTCACGCAAAGGTAGATATGGCTCAATAAGTGAGTATTTCTCATCTTGATATATAATATATGCTCCTGCAGGCAATACTATAGTCTTGTCATCATTCCATGACAATTGTATATAGTCTGAGGTCATCAGTTCTTCATGGCTTACAGCATCTTTTGTTATAAGCACAGAACAGATAACATCTCCAGATATTCCGTATATATCAATTTTTGCATCCATATCGGTTCAAAGTTCGTTAAAGAAAAATGGAAGTTCTAATTTTTAGAACTTCCATTTGAAACAAGAAGGGAAATGTTTGTTATTCGCTTCTGTCTGTCGGGTTTGGTTCGCAAAATTTCCCTGAAACCTTGCCAAAACAACGATCAGGACTTAGTCCATAGGACAGACTTTTCCCTAGGTAAACCAGCTTGTAAACTTCATTTCCGAGAGTCGGGACTTTGATGTTTACTGCACCTTTTTCCAGTTCGGCCTGAAAAGATTTCTTCTTTGTCCGATAGTCGTTCTCCGAATTTCCTTCGATGGTAAGCTGTAGTGTAATTTCTCGCGAGTCCACTTTTGCGTTGTCGGTTATCACACGTTTTCCATGTTCCAACCGGCTCTCATTCTCGATGTAGTCCTTCATCTCGTTGAATCCGTCGATAGTATCGAGGAAACCGTCCCCCATTCGTACACCCCAGGTAATAAATGCATCTTTTCCGTTAATTATTAAATCTCCTGTCATAATCTTGATGTATTTCGTTTCACTTCAGCGATGTCTGCTTTAATATCTTTTAGATATTTAGCCGAATATCCTGTATTTTCACGTATTTCTTGTAATTCCAAATATGAGTTGGCCAATATGGTTCTTGTTTCATCGGCTATATTATAAATTCCAACAGCTTGTGCTGTTAATGCACTTATATTACCTCTCAATTCTGTAATAGCAACTGTCTGTTGTTGTTCTGATGTCTCAATACGCAAATTCGATTCATATAAAGCAGTGAACCTGCCATTTAATTCATCGGCAGCATTTTGAGACATTGTTTCAAATCCTTTTGAAGATGCAGACTGTTGTTCTTCGCTTCCTCCCTTGTATCCGGTTATATCTGCTATGCTGTCACGCATTGATAGTGCCTCATCTACCATATCTTCCCATCTATCCTTCAATTCGTTCATTTGGTCATCTGTAAGGTTTCCATTTTGCCCACTCATCATTTGCGCCCAGTCGTCATACCATTTTTTCAAGTCTTCATCAAATACGTCTCCAAGCTGGTAGTTCAGCAAAGCCTTCATCATGTATTCTCCAAAGTCGTCAGCAAAGTCTTGTGCATCTGCATCCATATCAAGCAGTGTGTTCATAAAACTGTCTCTCAGGCTGTCAAATGACACTTGCGTGAGATTTTCATTTATTTGTTCGGTCAGATTTTCTAGCTGGCCGGCAAGATCTGCATAGTTTTCCCAATATTCAGACTTGTCATATTTGCCGATGTCGGTTATTTCATTCCATATTTCACGATTGTAGTCTCGTATATATGCCATCTGTTCTGGCGTCAGTTTGAACATGTCCTCATATGAATTAACAGAACTGATACTGTAGTTTGCGTTAGGGTTTGTTTTTAACCATTCGATAAGGCTTTTATTTATGCTGTCATATATTCGAGAACTTGTGGCCGCATTACCATCTATCGCCTCACCCCAATAGTATGCGTTTGAATGGTGTGCTCCAGTGTAAGACATTTGCGCTTTCAGTATTTCAAGAGTTTGACGATTCAGTTGCTCTTGTGCATCTTTTGCTTGTTCGTAGTTTTTTATGGCTTCACCTCCTGCGCTTTCGTCCATTTTGTCTTTTAGACGGTCTATGCTATCACGAAGTCTGTCATTGCTGTCAGTTAATTTCTCTGTAAGTTCTGTAACATATTCAACGTTTCCTTTACCTATTCCCAGGCCTAAGATATTGTTGAATCCGCTTAGTATTCCCTTGACGGCACCTATACCATTAGATAATGCTCCGACAAAATTGCCGCTCATAGCATCTTTAATGAAGTTTGATGCAGACTGAGATGCATCAGCCAAATCGCTTATACCTTTGCCAAAATCACTACTCATATCAACACCCAATTGACTGAATAGGTCGGGGAGTGATTGAATGTTTGAATTAATTAGTGACATTATGTCACTTATAGCCTGTAGTTTATTGCCGAAACTGGTAAGGAAATTGTTGAGTTTTGTTCTTGCTCCGTATTCATCATTTTGTGCCTTTACCAATTTCTGGGTTGTGGTTGTCAGTTTACGTTCACTGCCAGCTATATCATCAAATGATTTCTTTACATTTTTATAAATATCGCTGTCTTCACCAAATAAACCGCCAATTTGTGATAGTATGTTGTCAAAGTTGGAAGTAATTATATCTTTTGCCCCGACACTTATTCCTGATGTCTGCAAATATCCTGCTACGCTTTCTCTTTGTTGGTTTAGGCTATTCTGCATTTCCATCATTTCGTGCATCAACGAATTAACGGTACGCTCAGCTTCTGCCACTTCCATCTCTATTTCTTTGCGTCTCTGTGTCATGGGCAGTATTAGCCCAAGTGTGTTCTTAACCTCATCGTTTTTTTCAACGATTGCAGTATTTATCTTATCTATCTGTTCTACGGCAGTTTTGTATTCTTCAAGTCCGAGATTTCCGTCTGAAAGCATGTTCCTTAGCTGCTGACGTATTCTTTCGAGTTGGCTGATTGTCATATCTCCGAGGTTACCGAATACATCTTCCCAGTTCATGTTTCCTTTTATCTGTTCAAAATCAAGCTTAGACAGTGCATCATCCATTAATGCTTGTAACGAAAGGCGTTCACCTTCGCTTTGAGCCTTGTTGATCTTGTCTGAATATTCCTGAGATATTGCTAGGCGTTTCTGTTGATATGTGCCATAGTTCTTGAGGTATTCGTTTAGTGCTTCTTTTTGAGCATTAACCTCATTTTGGATTTGACTTTTTTCAGTATATTCTTTTAACAAGTCATAAGATGAACTGTCTACCGTGATATTGGAAGAGTCGAAACTGCGTTTTTTATACTTTGGATTTTGTTTAGCTCTAAGATCTTCTTTTGCATCGAAGATTTCTTTCTGTCTTTGAATTTCTTTTTGGATATATTCTTCTTTAGCCCGGTCTATTGCTTCCAGTTCCTTTTTATTATCATATTCTCTTTGTGCAATAGTCTTATCACTGCCGTCAGCCATAGCGTTTATCCGGGCTTGCTCAACCTGATTTTCCAATTCAACAGCATCTCTTTTACGGTCAAGAGATTGATTCTTCTCCAAGTTTTTAAGTATCTCCGCCTGTTTGCGAATGGCTTCCGCCCTCTTGAGAGCTTGATTTTCCACTTTAGCCTGTTTTTGGGAAAATAGTGTATCTCCACCCAGTTCTTTAAACGACTTCTCCGCTGTTTCCATTGCCTCTTTGGCCTTCACGACCTCGTCTTTTGTTGACTTGGCAGATTTTCTTAGTTTCTCATAAGTTTTCTTGGCGTTGTTCCATGTCTTTTCTGCCTTCTTATAAGCATCTTTGAACAGTTCTGGCTTTCCACTTTCATATTGACCGGTAAGATAATTGAACTTGCCTTTCTTCTGATTTGTATCCATTTTCAGTGAGTTCAACTTTAGCTGGAATTGGATAGGAACAGTGAAAATTCCGGTTCTTGACGATTCTTCCTTCCATTGTAGCATATATTCACGAATTTTCAACAAATCATCACGAACCTTCATTTGCTCAACTGACATTGGAATCTTATCAATCTCTTTAATTTTTTTCTCAATGTCTTTAATTATAGATTCCGTATCCATTTCAGCTGGTGAGCCGTCAACATGAAGCATCATTGTTCCTTCAACCTCTTTTTTCATGGCTATAACAAAGTCAGACATGTAATCCAACTTCATCTTGGAATTCTGATATTCTCTTTCTGCTACCGTTAGTTTCAACTCTATAGGTTTAGCGTCCTCCTCGGCTTGCTTTTTTAATCTGGTAAATTCCTCCAACGCTGATTTCCATCGATCTAAGTCCTTTTTCGCATCTTCTATTTTAGACGTATAAATCGCCACTTGATTATTCGAATTTGAAGTCAAAGAAGCTGCCTGACGTGCTTCTGTATATTCTTTGATAGCATTTTTTGCTTTCTCTATATTATCAATGATGTTCTGATAATTGTTCTTATCCCGCTCTTCTTTTAGTCTTTTTTGGGCATCAGCAAGATTTAATGTAGCTATTTCTTCCTTGCTATAAGCTGACGTGAGGGCAGGAGAATATTTCTGTAATTCTTCATACGATTTTATTTTTGATAATTCAGTTTCTGTACTATCCTGAATAACACGGATAAGCTCTTCTACTTTACGTTTTCGCTTCTCCTCCCCATCTATAAATTTCTGTTGCTCATCGTTGAACCTTTTCTGGGATTTTTCCGCCGCTGTCGCGCTATCATTAAAAGCCCACATAGCAGCTACGACTCCAGCCAAAGTTGTTGCTATAAGCACATACGGATTAGCTTTCATCACTGTGTTCAAAGCTGTTTGCGCAAGTGTCTGTGCTTTCGTCGCAGCTGTTTGTATGGCTTTTGCTGCAGCATCCGTTCGAGCAGCAACAGCCCAACTTTTTGTTAATGCTATATTCGTAATCAATGCCGCTTTATATATTCCATAAGTGGCTATCAAACCTATCAGAGTCTTACCAACAGTCTCATAATTCTCTATTAAACCTTTCACGGCAGATATACCTGCGGATGCTATTCCCTGAGTGTTCTTACCCATTTCGTTAAGCATAGAATCCCAAGCGTCTTTCAGGTTACTTATTTGTCCTGTAAGAGACTTTGATTGTTCCTGCATCAGGTTATAATAAATGCCTGATTCGCTGGTCATATTCTTGAAAGCTTGTTCTACTTCCTTGAATCCGACCTTTCCTTCTTTGACAAGTCCAGAAACTTCATCTTTTGTCACACCAAGGACTTTTGCAAGTTCCTCATATATAGGAATACCACGACCTGCAAACTGACGAATATCGACAGCATAAGCTCTTCCTTGTGTCCTCAATGTTCCGTAGAGATAGGCTATTTCACTAAGTTGTGAGCCAACACCAGCAGCCACATTGCCAAGCATTACAAGTTCATCACCTACATTTTCTGCCGATGAGCCATAAGCAATCATCTGTTTTGCTGACTGAGCAACCCCCTGAAGGTCAAAAGGAGTTTTAGCAGCAATATCAACAAGTTCTGTCATGAGTTTGTCTGCAGCCTCCTTACTCTTTAACATAGTAGAGAAAGCAATTTCTAGTTGCTGAAATTGTCCTCGGACGTTAATAAGATCGGAAACAAACCCTTTTAATGCTGCTGCACCACCGATAACCCCTAAAACTTTAGTCAACGAAAGCGTCATTCTCTCATTGACTTCAGCTGTTTCTCCCGCTTCTTCTTTAAAAGCAGAGTATTCATCCCTAAGTTTTTTTACTGAGAGACGGGCTTGTGCCTGTTGCTGCGTAAGACCGAACAATGCATCTTTCTGTTCTCTTAATTTGGCTGTTTGGGCCTTTATCTGTTCAGACATTCCTGTAGTATCACCGCCAGACTTAATCGTTTCACGGTATTTATCTTTCAGAAGTATGAGCTCATTCTGTAACTGTTTGATAACACCTCTTTGTGATATGATATTCGCTGAAAGATTATTTACTGTTTGTGAAGCATTGTAAATCCCGTTTTTGAAATCATGCTCCATTGTAGCGCCAACTTTTGCAGCTTCTGTCACAAGTCCCATCATCTGCTGACGAGCGGCTGCCAATTGTGCTTCTAATGCCTTTGCTGCAGCAGGAGACTTGTTTACGTCCATTTTCTCTAGCTGTGCTTCCAGCTTCTCACATTCCTGTCTCAGACGTATAACCTCGTCATAGTCCGAGCTTACTTTAAAGTATAATATTGCCATGTCTATTTTTTGTTTCTTCTTCTTCGTGAGGCCATATCCTTACCCTTCACCTTTGTAACCTTTGTCCCGGTAACGGTATGGAGCTTGTCACGCTGCATTAATACTAAGTTTCTGTATGGTATTTCATATACCACTTCCCGGTATGTCAGATGCAGATTTTCCATGAACGATGCGATCTGTCCTAAGAGAGTGTCATTTCCTACAACTTCGGTTTCGCTGCCAGCAGGCTTACGTTCTTCGCCAAGCTGGCAGCTTTGAGAAAAACCTTTGAGTCAATCATAGAGAGTGCTTCATCCAATGCGTTCACATTCTCTTCATATGTTCCTTTTGCTAGTTCTTCACTTAAACTTTCGTCACCAGCTATCAGCCAGGAAAGAGCTTTGCTGTAAGCTTCGCTTTTTCCTAAGGAGAGCAGAACATCTTTCAAATTGTCTGCTTCTTGAACTCCAGACAGATAGGATATAGCTCCGGCCAATTTATGTATAGTAGGAGGGTAGACCGTGTAAACTTTCCCGGCTACAAATACTGTTCTGAAATCACTGCCGATAATGGATTCTGATATTATTCTTGCTCCTTTGTTCATATCTTAAAAGAAAAAGGGTGAAGCCGAAGCCACACCCGTTAAACATTCTGAAAACTAACCGCCACCTTCTTGAATGAGAGTAATTTCCTTTTCTACAGTCTTGAAGGCATCAGACAGAGAGGTTGGTATGCTTCCTGACTGAGTGGTATAGCCGGCCTTTGACACTTCATAAGAAACGGATGTCCCAGATTTCACCCTCTTGGACTTGACCGTTTGCCCATCCAGCTTTACTGTCGCATCAGAAGGCGTCGCTATGACCTTCACATCAGTTCATGCTTCTTTAACCTCTTCCGCATCGAACCAGTATTCTGGAGCAATATTAGAGTCTTTCGGTTCCAATTCTACGGCACTTACAGGAATACCGATGGCCTTATCTGTTGTCGCTTCACGGGCGCCGATGTCAGCGCGAGGGATAACGCAATACTGGTCGTCGTCGGTCTGGGCTACAATCAACTTTTCGATGTTCACTTTGCCCCTGGCACGCTTCCAGCCCTTGTCGGTGTTGATTACATCACCACCCATGAGGTCTTTCTTGGTTGGATAGTCGTATTCACCAATAGTGAAGTTGACGGTTACATCGCCCATCTCCTTGTCACTACGATAAACCTGACCAGTGAGCTGGTTCTTGTAGTTTGTACGGCTTGCCTCCGCTTCTTCAATAGTCCATGTGTCCTGATGGATATTCTTCACTTCTTTCAAGGTTTCACCCTGCAAAAGAGTATGCAAGGCTTGTCCTGTTAAATCTTCTGTGATAGCACTTGTCTCGCCATACCAAAGTTTCTTGATATTAGCGGCTGTAATTTTCTTTGCTTCTGCCATATTATTTTACATTTAAAACTTCAAATAAAATTCTTACATTTACATAATGACACTTTAAGGCTGTGTCCTCCTCTGTTCCGATTGTGTCGATGGAATAATGATAGGTTGTACCGTCATAGCGTCCGGTCACACCGTCAAACATTTCTTGCGCCTGTTTCTCCAGCTCGTTCAGACGTATTGTATTGGCTTCGCCTTCTTTTAAGTCAGGAACGCAAAGGTTCACTTCTACGAAAGACTTCTTCCAATACGTTTCAGATTGTTGCTTCTTGGCATGAATGACAATCATTTCAGACTTCAATTCGCCAGTCAGCTTCTTTCCGTGAGGAACGATGTCAATGCCGAAAGTCTGGCAGTCACGGTAAAGTATATTCGCTATGTCGGTGGTCACTATCATTTGATTTCCTCCTTCATTCGTTTCTCAGCATATAGAGCCGCACCAGTTGATACTTCATAGCCTTTAGATTCGACGTGCGAGGCATACTCAGCATCGTTTCTTATCACCAATCCGTCATCCTCAACTGAATACTTATTTGACTTACGGAGTGTGCCGGTCCGGTTCTGATAACTGCCATTCTTCATAGCGTAATCGACAGCTTCCTTGCCAACCTTATCCTCAACAGCTTTCACTTCGGCATAACCTTGTCGAAAGAATCTATCCACATCCGAAAAATCAAATTTTACATCCATATCTCTGAGTAACCAAAATAATTCGTATTCTTAACCATGTAAACTTTGCCAGTTCCTCTGATATTCTCACCCTCTATACATCTGACTTCATCACCAGCCTTCAGTGAGATTCTTTTCTCACAGACTACGTGATAATTCGGTCGGTACACCTCGCCGTTCTCCGAAGTAAACTCTTTTGTTGAGTTATCATCACAGCGGCACCGACATATTTCCTGCCAGCTTTCTTCACCGGTTCCGGGAATGGGCCGGCCGAACTCGTCTGTTTTCATCGGAGTAAAGACCTTAACCTGTAATGTATGTGGAGCAAATATCATAGGAATCTGACTTTAGGCTTATCTGACAGCGTGTCTTCAAGTCCGTACTTCTTACACAAGAAAGAATAGTATTCCTTCAAGCCCTGAGTATTCCAGGACATAGAGAAACCGTTTTCGCTGATTGAAGTGGCTCTAAGTAATAGAGAGGGGATGAACTTCGCCATAGCCACCGACACGAGACCGATGTTTGACAGGTCCATCTCATCCTCTCCGCTTATTCCTGAAGACAGACTTATCTCCAAAAGGTCAGCCTCCGACAAGTTGATGCCGAAGGTCTGAAACTTCTGTGATATGTAGTCTTTTACTGTCATGCGTTCATTGTTGTCAAGTCGATGTTCACAATCTGGTTCGGGTTCGCAATCTGCGGAATCCACTCCGCGGTGTATTCCAGATAACGGCCGTTGCCATCCTTGTAACCGGAGATGAGCATATCACCGTCAGCCTGAGTATAGTTGCGGCCCGGTACACCGTCAACAGCTTCGTAAGGAGTGTGGAAACGCATGTAACCAACCTTATCCTGAGGAAGCAGTGTAATATGGTCATCGGCGTAAATCTGCACGTTCTTGCCAGACTGGTCAAGAACATAATCTTCCTTGATTTCAATAGCCGGCAGACCAATACCAGTAAAGACGGTGGAAGCCAGTTGAGAGGTAATCAATCCGGTTGACATATACATCTCGTTACCGGTAAGCTGCATCTTGAACTTATCACCGAACTCACTCGAACCGATAATATTTTTCACGAATGTTCCTCGTGACATAATCATCTTCGGGAAGTTGCCGTAAGTGGCCTTCAATTCATTAATCTGCTGCTGCAGGTATGTGATGAAGTTGGCCTTCGCTCCGGCTTCGGGGGTAATGAACTTGAACGGAAGTTCGATATCCAGCAGGTCGATTCCTCCGGCATTGTCGTCCTTGTTTTTCACTTGAGCCTTACCTGTCATCAGCAATGAACCGACAACGATGTCCATGCGCTTATGTGCGGCAAGGAGTACCTGACGATAGTCATCGTAGATGAAATTCACGATGTCCTGCATGGCGGCAACTTGGTCGGCAGTCTTTGCGGCATTGAACTTGTCAACCAAGTCCTGCAGTTCTGACAAGCGGTCAATGGAAATCTGGTAACGGTCACCTAAATAGGCAATCTCACCATATCCAGAACCGATGTTCCTGCGCTCACGGATAGGTTTCTCCCCGTAGCGTGAGTTGATAGAACCGGCCATCACGCCAGTAACCTGACCAATATAGTCTTTGAACACACGAGTTGTCGTTCTACGGAAGTCCAGGTACTGCTGCCAATAGATTGTATCCTTACGAGTCTGAAGGACGCGTTGGATAACGGCACTTACGATATTAGGATCGTTAAACAGTGTATAAATAGTTAGCATCATATCTTTGTTCTCCTTTTTTATTTACTTGCTATAATACCAGCTGCTCTCAATGATGCAAGAAGAGCATTAATTTTGTCTTTTTCATCTCCGCCTGCAGCATCATCAACTTTTGCACCCTGTTTTACCAGTCCCAAGGTGCTTGAGTTAGCTGCCTGATAGGTAGTGTTATTGTCTGTCCACGGAACTTCGACATAAGCTTTGCCGCCTTCCAATGCCACCGGATATTTCTTTCCGCTTTGGGTAAATCCTAATTGAATTCCTCCCATTACGGAATCCGAAGCTTCAGGTAGTTCATATGAAACACCAGCTGGTGACTGAACACCTGCAGCGTTGAACTGGAAATGCGGCATGTTAGCCTTGTCGATGTCTGAGAATGGCATGGCTAACTTGGTAGGTTCTATTTCAAACGCACGCATCAAAAGGGCAACCAGTACAATGCCATTCTCTACTTGTTTCCTCTCATACAAGGCGGAGTTTGCAATAACTTTAGGTGTAGTACCGCTAACTTCTGTAGCTTCATAAAGTATTGTGCCGGCCTCTAAAGTTTCGCCGAAGTCGGCAGCCAACGTCAGTTTATCGAAGGCTTTGTCTGATTTGTCAATGTCGTTAATGGTTGCTCCATGTGCACCGTTACCAAGATGCATACCTTTGTAAGCCAAAGAGTTTTTCTTAATCTTCAACGTGGTATTGGAGCCTGTCGTGAACTTCTCATATACTTCTACACGGATTGCCACCTGGGCTGTTTTCTTCACCAGGTCAGCGGCAATAGGTGTAAAGGATGGTAAAAACGAGCCAACAACAAGGTTGGTCGTGTCCAGCTTATAAGGGCCTCTGCGTCTTACACCTGTAGAAACATCATAACGTTCCTCGATTGACGGTTCCGGCTCAATGTTATACTTAAATCCTGCTGCCATAAATTACTTGTTTTTTTGTTCGACAATAGATTTTGTGTCCGCCTCAATCATTTTGGCGAACTCGCTTGCTTCCTTATCCTGCTTTTGTTCTGCAGTTTCAGGGGCTTGTGCGAATTTGAAGCCGCTGTTAGACATATCCTGTTTCATGTCCTTGAAATAAGTGTCCAAGTCCGTGTTCTCTGGAATGTTGCGGTCCTTCAGCATAAATTCGGGAATACCGTACTTTTTTGCTACCTCCGAAATCTGAGAATTGCGCTGCGCCTGCGCTTTCTCTGCCTCGTAAGCAGTTAGCTTTTCAGAAAGGGTCTTGTTGGAATCAATCAAAGCCTGTGCCCATGCAGGAACTTCGTCTTTTTTATCATCCTTCTTTTCGTCTTTCTTTTCTTCCGGATCCTCGATTGGTTTTCCGTCTTTCAGTCTATGCTTCTTCTCGTAGTTTGAAACAGCGGAAGTCTGAGCCTGTCCTGCACGGAAATCACCATAATTTTGCATCACGTCCTGAAAAGAGATACCCTCGACAATGGAGGTTACCTTCGTTTCGTCCGTTACACCCTCAGCCTTTTTCGTAGCTATACGGGTAAGTGTAGCAGTGTCCACACCCGGAAACTTCGTTTGCAGTCCTGCCAAGATTTGTTCAAAGATTGTCATACCGTATGAGTTTGATTAATAATTTCATACGGTAAATTTACTTATATAGAAAGGGAATGTGAAATTTTAAGGCTAACGATACGAAACAATTAGGGGAATGTTCGTTTTTAGGCAAAAAGAAAGCGTGACTACCGGAGTAATCACGCTGAAATACGTTTAAGAATTATCTTACAACAAATTTATAGCCGCCAGTTCTTCCGTCAGGGCATTAATACCTTTTTGAATCTTTTCTAATTGCTGTTTACGTGGCTTATGTACCCCTGCCGCATAGTGCCATAACTGGCGTTCGTTAATTCCTGTTATCCGACTCAAAGCTGCTTTGGTGAAGATACTGCTGTAATAATTAATGAAAGTGGCTGCATCTATCTTGAACTTCAGAGTAAACTCTCCTTTGAGAACCTCACAAGGGTTCGGATTGTCCTCCAAATACAAGTCTATGGCTTCCTTCATGTTCTCCTCAATTTCCCTTATGTTATTACCGACCGTAATAACTGGAGCATCTTCAATGTAAGCACTGAGATTATTCCCAGCATGTTCGACAATCACTTCTACAGTTCTCATATTGACCTCCATTTTATAGTTTAACAAAAGAGGCGGGGGCTATTTCAGCCCCGCTTGCCTCAAAATGCTGTAATAAGTGCCTTTTTCAACGCCTTTCTTTCCATGATTCGGAACGACTACCGTTATTCCATCTTTCTCAAACTTCATGTGGCTGCCCTTCTGGCTCTTTAGAATGAAGCCGTTGTCAAGCAACATAGTTACAACCTCTTTAACTGATTTGTAACTCATAGCGTTTACGACTTAATTACAATGCAAATATAGTAAAAATACGAACAAGTACAAAATAAATATTCGTATTTTTACTATATTTATAATAAATAGAGATACTGCAATACTACATAATACAAATAGTATTATTTTACAAACGATTCTTTCCGTTTATTTCATTAATTTTTCTTTTGTTTCTCAATGTCATTCTTCTGTTTTTCTTCCTGCTCCTCCTTGATGGCTTCAATCTCGTCCAAAACAGAATCCACGTTCCCCACAAAAGTAATAGCCCGTTGCTGCGACCATATTTCACCATCTTTGGCTTTGATGGCTGTGTCAATCTTGTCTTTGATGTCCTCCAGCTTATATGGCTGCATCTGAACATCTATATCAATTGTCTCGGAGGCTGCTTCAAGAGTTGTATTAACTGAGCCTAAAGCGGAAGTCAGGAAATTTACACGCCGTTGCATGAATTCGCCGACAGTTTCGTTCAGGTTCTCCACATTCAGATGGGTGGACATAAACACATAATCGAAAGTTACACCGGAAACAGCATTGCCTGTACCTTTCAGCGCGTCGAATGAGATACGCGGCGTATTGGTTAATCCATAAATCTGACTCAGTAAGGTCTCAACCTCGAATTTAACTGTATCAGGGACCTGACTCCATGTCAGATATTGGGCATTAGCTCCCTGCCCGGTCAGCTCGACCACTCGGTTCTTGAACTCACCAGAGAAATTCTGCACATCTCCAAATAACATTAGGATAGGGAAGAAGTGGTAGTCGATACAGTCCGCATAATTGGAAAGAAGTTTCTCCAGTCTTACTCGGAGACTCTTAATCTTTTCACAATACGCTTCCGGACGGTACATGTAAATTACAGGGAGTTTCTTGAATCCATGAGCGAACGATCCTTTGTCTGTCCAATTACTTGTCAGTTCCCACTGATAAACCATATCCTTGGTGATGGTCATAAAGCAGGTAATCTCCACATCATCCAAATCTTTCTTCTTGTATTCACGAGAGAGGGCTACCAAATCTCCATTGTCATTGAAGAAAGGGTAGAGCTTGTCACCTCTAAACGGAGACCAGATGGTACTCTTCAAGCGATATTCTGGTTTTGATTTGCCGAAGATTCCGGCAACCTTGCGCTTAAGCTTTGTCCAGAAACCGTCGTCCTTCACCACATACCAGTATTCTGCCACTTCCTGCTCTGACAACCATGCTCTGACAACCTTTTTGTTCTGATACTTCAGCTTGTTCTTCTTGAACACTTGTTTCAAAGCTGAAAGAAGACTTTCTTCCGACTGGTCCGGCTGACAGTCAAGCGTCGGCTCTGTTCCTACTGTGAAAGCTGTCTGAATGTTTACGATGTCCTGCTCGATTGGAAGGGCTATTCTATTTGGTTCAACTTCTTTCTTAACCGCCGGCTCAATGTATTCTTTACCTGTTGTCGGGTCGGTTATTCTTTCTTCAGGCTTGGTGGTGATTTTTATTTTTGGGTATTTCTCCTCGTCAATCACTATCTCATGCCTGTTTGGATTCCAGTCATTATAAAGGGCATGAGCATTGGGAAGTTCTGTTTTTCTTCCTTTCTTCAGATAGTAGATTTTTCTCTCTATCTCAGGTATCGCTAAAATTTCCTCTAAAGTTCTCATATACTAAAATTTAATGTCCAAATACTCCTGAAATGTCTTTCGGTTTCATAATCCTGCCTAGAAGCTCTCCCAGCACATAATACCGCGCAGCGTCAATGCCATGGTTATCGTGGTCTTCCGGCTCATTGATATAGTTTCCATCCTTATCTTTTGCCCAGACATAATTCCTAAATTCCCGTTGAAGGTTGTACGAACGTTTGGTGATGAAAATTTCCATGCCTTGCATTTTATCTATACCAGCGTTAATGGATCTTGGTCCCTTCTCGACGGGATAGATATTGATTCCACCGTTACTGATTTCCTGAATGAGTCGCGGATCCGCACTGTCAGCAATCACTCTAAGATTCCATGGGCGCAAGACTTTTATGATGTCGCCGGAAAGCAATCCGGTTCTATAATCCACTTCATCCAGATAAAGAGCATTGTCTATGATTCCACATCGGATAGCTGCTGTGGGGTCATTGGTATAACCAAAATCCAATCCTATAGCAACTTTCTTGCACCACATCGGGAACTCATCCACGATGCCCCATTTCTTAAACACGGCACCCTCGGCCACGTCAGCCCAGCGTCCTATGACAACATGAGCATACTTCTCCGGATTCTTCTCCTTCATTTCCTGGACTTCATTCAGAAACTCAGGAGAAAGGTTCTCGATATTATCGAAGTAGGTTGTATGAATGTGAAGGACATTGGGATGTGTAGAAATCTGTACCTGCACGCCGTCAATCTCGACCAAGCGGTGGGTATTCTCGATGTATTTTTTGTAAATGAAATGGTTAGAGTCACAGGGATTCATGATAATGATAATCCGATTCTGGATTCCTTTCTTACGGATGGAGAGCATAATCTTGTCAAACTCTTCTTCACTGGTCCATTCCTCCGCCTCATCACAGACAAAGGTGGTAATACCCTGGATGGACTTCAACTTCGCCGTCTGATTCCCGGAAGAGGTCTTGATACCCCGGAACATGATACGACTGCCGGTCATCCGATTTACTATGTCCGTCTTGGTGGTCTTGAAATACTTCGTGGTGCCGTCCAGTTCTATCTTTTCCATCATCTCTGGAATGATAGACATGCCGGCAGATACCATCGTGTAGCGGGTGTATAGAATCTGGTGGACAATCTTCTCAACTGGAGTCTGCTCAAAGGTCAGTCGCTCGATAAAGGTGGAAGCGTTGAAAGACTTGCCCGAATTATGCGTAACCGTTCCATCAGAATGCAGATATCGTTGGTTTCCGTCAAGACAAATACCACACCAATCTCCAATTCCAGCAGACTCTATTGAAAGTTGCGACAAATGCCAATCTTTATTTTTATGAACATCAGCTTTGTTTACAATTTTTCTTTCTACCTTACAAGGTATTTTCCATGTATCACCATTGATATGAACGCGAAAAACTTTGCCGCAATCTTTTCCGCTACAACGTGCGTTCTTCTCGTTAATACTTGTTCTAAAGCCAAGAGTATCTGCAATATATTTTATTTGTCTTGCAAGTATTTCATTCTTTTGCGTGATTTCATATCCATTGCGACACATCGTTCCATCGGTGTCAAGTAGTCCTGCAAGTAATTCTAGACGTACTTTTTCACTATTTGATATGTATTCTTGTGGAACATGTTTATTCCCAATCAAATCGTAATGGCGTAAAATATCCATTATGGGATTCGTCAGTCCACAGTTCTTGGCAAGTCGGAATGTCTTAGCTTTACCTCTTACTCCATTGATTGAAAGATGCAAATTGTGATTTTCTGCATACTCATTAAGGTACTGTTCAATTTCTATATCAGGAGTTGTTATTTGTGGATATATGCTTGTTCCATCACCCAACCATAAGCCAAGCAAATATGGTTCTAGTTTAACGGGACTTTCTTTATATGGTATTGAATTTGTCTTATATCCTCTAAAATGTTCCTTAAAACGATTGCTGCGATTCAAATAATCAGTAATACGCATATCCGTGTATTCTTCAAAGTCATTGTATCTTCCTTCATTTATAGAAATTTGACTTTTCTTTAAGCTGAGGATATGTGCATCATTTACAAAGTAATCTTCTGCACTTGTTTGTCTGACACGGAACATTTCGCTCCTGCCTTTCATCGTAGCAAGGACATTGCGGGGCGTGCCATCGTCACCCATGACACAATCTCCAACTTTAATATCTTTAATTTGCTTTATTGTCAAATCAGACATTATAATTCCTTGCGTAGGTGTCTCACACCCACGGCCACCGGTAATGAGGATAATGAACTTCTCCCTGTCTGTGTATAACGGATGATATATTTCTTGAGGAACAATCATTTCAGCTTGTCTTTAATCCATGAATCAATTGAAACACCGTGATCAATGTCTTGAGGAATATCCGCATCCTCATCCTGTGGCTCACCAAAACCGTCTTTTCTTCCTAATGTGGAAAGAAGATAACGAATCATATACCCATCCGGACGTTCACGCCAACCGATAAAATTCCCTTTCTCATCTTTTTCAGGAATACCAAGGGATAAAACACGTGCGGAAACAAGACATTCATCCACTAAAGCCCCTCTTTCATCTGTGATTGCATCCTTGAATTTATCATCAGCTTTTGCCCAGTCATATACGGTTTTCCTAGTTACACGAAATGTAGCTGCAACTTTTGTAAGATTTCCACCTGTCTTATGGAGGATTTCTCTAAATTTTGAAATGTCTGGTTTTTTCCTCATGCGCGCGTATCCGTTTATTTTGGTTACTCTATTCCAAATTCGACTCTATCCATGAATTCTTTACCATCAATGTATCTTTCGTCAAATCCATAGCCAAACATTTCCATGAAGTTTGCTCTTTCTGTTGGACTATTGAAAGATAGTACGACATAACTCAACATGCCATTGTCCTTTTCAAAGTTGTTCTGGCGGCTGATTCTGTCTTTTATTTTTTGAACTTCGTTATGGCGTACAATTTGGTTTTCTTTTGAAATCTGATAGAAATTGCAGGAACGATCAATATTTTTATTTTCCGAACCATCTTTGGTAATGTCATCTAAAACAGATAACGAATCATTCAGGATGTCATTTTTGTTCCAGATTTCATCATTCACACTAAAATCAACATCACCAACACCTAACATACTTAAGTCAAAATCATTCAGTCCGGCAAAATTGTAATCAATTCCGTCAAGCAAATCTTTTAGCATTTCTGTGTCAAATTCGCCCTGGACGTTCCTATTGTTCATGAAGATGTTTTGTTCTTTTTCGGTCTTATCGTCCATGTGCACGACTTCCACCCGTATTAAATAGTCATTCTTCTTCGTTCTTGGATCATATCTGTTAACCTCGTCCATCACTGACACTCTTTGATGTCCTGATACAAGGTTCCCTGAATTCTCGTTCCAAACGATTCCGCCAAGCAAACCTACACGTTTAAGGTTTGCTTTAAGGCATTTTCGTGCTTCCTGCGTTATTTTCCTTGGATTATAATTAGCGAAGTTTATTTCACTACGCTTAATTTCTCGACTTTCCGGCTGATTTATTTTGTTCTCTTTCATAATCAAATATCAGTTTTTCACTATATGGGAACACATTCAATATCCTCATATAATCGTTTGGATAACTATTCCTCATTAATAAAAGCGTTTTTAGGTCTATGGTAAATCCTTGGCTTATCGCACCGGCATCATATACAAATGGCTTAATTAGATTCTTTTGATTTATATACTGAAGTACTTCCTTATTAGTCCACAATGCAAGTGGATAAACCATACCTTTGTCTGTTACATAGCCGGTTTTAGCAAACTTCTTTAGACGCATCCGCTTCATGTATCCATCTACACCTTTCATTCCGCTGAATGCGTATGTTATGCCAGTTTCTTCTCTCACAGCTTGTTCTATTTCTCCAATTTTTCTTGGCTTGATTGAAATGTTTGGTTCACGAAAGAATCCACAAGCATCATAATAATCACGTTGAAAATGCTTTATTTGGCGAATTTCTACGTTATTGTATTTTGTTTTTGCCCATTTGATATAAGGTTGGACATGGTCTAAGTCGGGAATAAGGTACATATAATAGCATATAACCTTATTAAACATACCAGCAAGCATGTCCAATAAGGCTATACTATCTTTACCTCCAGCTGAATAGTATAATACGGCAGTATCCGTTTTTTCACGGATACCCTGTATTACCTGCATAGAGAGTAAATATTTGTTCATTATTTACCCCCAGCTCCACCAAAGGAAACATTTAAATCATATCTCCTTTGTTCTCTGTTACCTAATTGTGTAGCACTTGCCGTATTTCTACGGTTAGCTACCAACCTGCCACCTAAACCGGCACCATTCATATTTCGTCTTGGTCCGGCTATTCTGTTAATTGCTCTTGCGACTCTACTTTTGATTTTAAAGGTTAGACATTTTCTGTACTTATCACTTTGCCAAGATGATACCAAACTTGACTTATTAAATATTCTATACCATTTTCTGTTTTTGTAAGATCATTACCTTCTTCGTCTGTGAAAATTATATACTCAGCAGATTTTATTTCAACTTTGAGCCTTGGGGCATTTTTTCGTCTACCGTTTATCAGATATAAAGCATCATATTTGACAGGTATGACCTCAATATTTGCACCATCATCAGGTATATCCTCTTGTCGTTTATAGTCTATGCCATTGTGTCTAAAATATACATATCTCGTTACGTTAGATGGATAGACGTATCTATGTTCTATATTTTGTCTGCCATTAAGAATGTCTAGAAAACATTCTTTATCGATCTGTAATGTCAATACTTTCATAATCGTGTGCTATATGTTTTATTTAGTTGCGGATGCCGGATTCGAACCGGCGACCTCTACCAAGTCAAAGTAGCGAGCTGACCACTGCTCTAATCCGCGATGGTACCTTTTCACAAAGATACCTAATTATGAAGACAATTTTGAATAACAATTCTACACATACGAAACAATAAGCCAATTGTTCGTTATTAATTCACAAGCATGTTGCTTTATGATTTGGTCTGCTGTGTTTTCAGACCTAACAATTGTCTGGTTCTCTCTACGTCAATGAAGTTTGTCCATCCTGCATGATGCAGCTTTATGGCTGCCTCTTTTATCGTGATATTGCCACATGACACCTTTTCTTTCAAAGACTGTAATATACTTTTCATAACCATCTTAAATTTGAATAGTATATGCCATTCAGTATTTTATAATCACCAAATAATCTCACTTCGCCCTGGTACATCATGGCAAATCTTGAATAACCGCAAATCTGCTTTATAGCCCAGTCTGCCTGCTTTGTTCCATATCCAAACCGCTGTATTTCTGGGTAAATTTTCATTCTGAAGGCAATTTCGCTGTCTGTCATGTCCCCGACGGGGTAAACGTTTAAAGTCCCATTGTGAGCGAAATAAACGCCATTCTCTGCAAACGGATGACAGTTGGCCCGGCATATTGAGCCATGAGTGGCAAGTCTGAAATGTATAATGCAGTCTTCGTCATCTCCGACCTCCGAGAGGTGGCGCAAGAATGTGCGATAGTCCAAACCTTTATGAAAATGATCGGTTGAAACAAAACCGTAGCCGTTGTGGTTGAGTTTTTTGATTTTTGAAAGAATGTCCAGGCTCGGCATCTGGACACCTTTAGGCTTGTATATAATGCAACACATATTGAATTTATTTTAATTGTGCGAGGTTCATGCAAGAACCTCGGCACGTGATTTGAAAAATGATTTTTCTTTGGCTGTCAAGAAAGGTATCTCATCAATTGAGCTAACCTCTGAACTCAATACGTTCTTCTTAGACCATGCAACCAGCTTAGCACAAAAGTTCACCCAGTTTGAAATTTTTTCAAAGTCTGTAGAGCCTTGATGCTGTCTGAACTCAATTGTTCTGTGGCGTGAATAAGAACATGCATTCACCTTGAAATACCTGTTGCCGTTCATGGCATCTAAAATGTCTGATTTTGTAGTACACCATGTAAAGTCATAGCCTTGCAGTGTTCTGCACCATCTGCTGTTGTTGGCACGCCTTGACCTTGCCATGAACGTGTCTATAATTCTCTCTAACTTCTGATAGTTCTTAAATACGTTGATATAAGCCTCGTCAGACAAGTTCTGTGCGCCTATATGAACATGAAGGCCTGTAGACCTGTTGACCTGTGCGTTTGCCTCATTCAATGCCTTGCAGCAGGTTTCAAGGCTTTTCATGCCTGCCTTGCCTGTAAGTACTGGCGACACACATTCTATTGGGTTGCTGCCCATTATGGATGAATCAGACACGAACTTATAATAGTGGTTGTTGTCTGTGTGGTTGTAGCCCTCATACTGAAATGGCATTGCGTTTCTTGTCGCACATTCACGCATAATGCTTGCAGCGACAAGGCATTCTATCTCAACGCCAAACGTGAACTTGTGTGATTCTCTTATAGGTTTCGGCAGTTCTGAAAGCAGAAGTTCTATTTCATACTTTCTCAAACCTAACTTTATGAAAGCAGCTTTCTTTGTTGCCTTAGAGCCTTTCATGTTCTTAATCTCGTCAACTTGTTCATTCAATGTCTTCATAATTTAAATATTTATTAATTATACTATTTGTTTAATTTTTACTGTGCAAATATACAAATAGTATAATTGTTTATAATAAAGATTTTAGTTAATAAATACTAATTATTAAACTAACTATATTATTTCTTGAACTTTATTATACTTATTATTATTTTATAAGTATATTTGCAACATAAACAAATCGTTTAATTATGAATTTTAGAATAAAAGAAATTTGTCGAGAAAGAGGTATTATGCTTAAAGATCTTGCAAGCATAATAGGTATTACAGAGGTCGGATTATCTAAATCACTTAATGGAAATCCTAACATAAATAGGCTTGAAGAAATTGCAAATGCTTTAGAAGTGCCTATAACAGAACTCTTTGATAAGCCAAAAGAGGGCGTAATATATTGCCCCCATTGTGGAAAAGAGATAAAATTAAATCCAAATGTTTAATTTTAAATTTTGAAATATGAATAGATTCCTATTAATACTTTTAACTTGTGCATTATTATGTGGGTGCAATAGTACTAAAAAATATAATGAAAAATTAAAGAGAACAACCCAGTTAATGGCAGAGTTGACGTTTTATAGTGAGCATATTACAGATGATTACACAAATGTCTGGAAGGAGGCTATATATGATAATGAGTATCAGGGTGCATATTGTTCTGACTTTAATGAAGCATTATCTAAACATCAAGATTTTGTGAAAGGAACTTCTTTGTATAAAACGATTAATCTTAAAAAGGATACATTAGATATATTGATAAAAGAATTAAGGGAATATCCGTCGAATTATAAAGAAGCATATGACGACATTGTCAGTTTATATACAGATGTTGATGAATTAATAGGCTATGCCAATACACCTTCAGGGTCATTAATGACCTATTCTACAAAAACATCTAATTTAATAATTGATATAACTAAGCATATAAAAGAGTTTGATATTAAATACATTGAATAATAATCTTTTGTGTTTTATTCTGAAGTGAATGGGTATGTGAAAGTAAAAGGAACTCTCTATGAAGTTCACTCGTTTGAGGATTTAAGAAAGCTATTGGAATTAAATGTTTAATTTGTAAATAATAAAACTTATGATAAAATCAATCTCTATCAATAATTTTAAATCAATCGTAGATTTAAAATTACCTTTAGGACAATTTAATGTTTTAATAGGAGAAAATGGATGTGGAAAATCCAACATTTTAGAAAGTATAGCCTTTAGTACAGCTGCTTTATCTAATAAATTAGAGAGGGAATATTTTGCAAACCGCGGAATAAGATACGCAGATTCAACATCTATATTATCTGCTTTTTCTGATAGTAAAAGAATAAATATTGAAATAGATTTTGATCATATAGTAAAAAAATTTAGTTTATATTTTGATTCCAATGATAAATCTGGAATTTGGAAAATAGAAGAGGATAAAGAAAGATACTTACAGACATTTAAAGAATATATAGGTTATGACTTTGATTCCTATAAGAATTTAATAGATCAATATGTAAATAGTTTAAAGCTAATTAAAAAGGATATGTCTCATTCAGCCAAGGACGAGATTACAAAAAAGCTAAATCAAATAATATTAGAAATAGAAAAAAATAACGAAATAATAAATAAGGGTGCAAAAGTTTCAAAAGAAATATCTGATCATTTAAGTTTTTTAATATTCTCAATAGAAGAATCTGTTTTGCGTAAATTTGATGCAGAAAATGCTATACATCCATTGGGCAGGAATGGTGAAGGGCTATTTGCATATTTAAAGGAAATTTCTCAAAAAGAGGACGGAATAAATCTAATAAAAGAAATAAAGGAGAATCTTTTTGTATTAGATTGGTTTGATGATTTAGAGATTCCAAACGACCAGTTGTCTAATGAATTTTCATTAAGGTTAAAAGACCGATATGTAGAAGATACTATCCGCTATTTTGACCAACGAAGCACAAATGAGGGATTTTTATATCTACTATTTTATCTAACACTATTTATCTCAAGTGAAACTCCTGCATTTTTTGCAATAGATAATATAGAATCATCATTTAATCCCAAATTATGTAGAGAAATTACAAAACGCTTAATCTCATTAGCAAAAGAACACAACAAACAAGTTATTGTAACGACTCATAGTCCTGCTGTCCTTGATGGATTGAATATTGCAAATGATGATGAACGTTTATTTGTTGTTAGAAGAAATATAGATGGATATACTAAGATAAATAGAATTGAATATAAAGAATCATTAAATATGCCTTTATCTGAAGCATGGATGAAAGGATATATTGGTGGATTACCTGACAATTTTTAATTTTTATGCCATGGCTATAAATATTGGACTCATAAGCGAAGGTATCTCAGAACATTACATTATAAAGTATATCGTAGAAAGATATTTAGAAGAAGACGACTTCTTAATTAACCAAATCCAACCTCAAATAAAACAACAGGGTAAACAACAAAAGCAAAATTCTGACGGAGGATGGTTGGCTGTTTTAAATTATTGTACAGAAGATAAATTTAAAGAGATACTAAATTATAATGATTATATTATTGTACAAATAGATACCGATACATGTGAATTAGTAAATTATGATGTTAAACGAAATAAAAATGATGGATCTTTAAAAACTGATGAAGAACTTTACCATGATATTTGTGAGCGAATTTTAAAAAATATTCATTTAGAAAATAATGAATTATTTAAAGATAGAATTATTTTTGCTATTTGCTTTGATGAAACGGAATGCTGGTTATTACCTATTTATTATACGGACAAAACAAAATGTAACAAGAATAATTGTATTTTTAAACTTAATCAAAAAGTTACGGCTTTAAATCTGGCTCCGATTCCTGAAAAAGACAAGAATTCACCAGAGGCCGTAAAGACATATAAAACCATACTTAAAAATATCAAGAAAGTAAAAGAAATTACAAAATGCTCTCAATACAACTATGGATTTAAAAAATTCATAGAACAATTAGATGCTATAAAAGAAAAGTCAAAGGGGCGAGAAGACAAATAGACAAACCTGTTATTGGACAAAGGATAATGGAAAAATTATATTAATAAAACCTCATGGAGCAATAGTAGAATTTAAGCCAGAATCCGTTGGTTATTTGAATAAACATAATCTAAATTGGGAGAGGTCTAAACCACTTACTAAAACAAAATTACAAGTTGGTGATAAGATTGAGGTTAAAGTAATTAAATTTAAACCTATTGCAAATAAATATATTCTTTCCCATAAGATATTGCTGCCAAAACCTATGTCTAAAAAAGAAACGAAAAATATTAGCAATGAAGGAGATAGAAAAGCCGGAGCGTTAAACTTCCAGCTTTAAATCAATACAGTTATTCTCTTTCTATTTCTGCAATAGGTCTAGTTACTACCATGGTTGACTGACTCCTCATAAAACATTTCTTATTTTTATTTTTGGGGGATATCTTTTTAATGGTACACTTTTCAGTCAGCCGATGGTATGTTTTTCAATTGGTATTTACGCCTACGACCTATCAGATACGCTATTCTAAGGTAAGCAGGAAATGGATAACGGTACGGTGTTCCTAATGACCTGTACCCGCTGAAGAAAGAAACGTTCCGGCTCTACTACACATCGGCATCGACCGACCAGCATACGATTGACACCTGTATCATCGACTGCTTCGGGCAGATGCAGCAGGTTTCGTTTTCGTTCAACAATGATAATAGCGATAAATAGATTAAATTCATATAAAAATATGTCTTGTGACACTTTTTTTTCTTATCTTTGTATTGTACTAAATAATAAGCAAAATGATGGAAACTAAAATTTTAAATAGAAGGGCTACTTTATTTATAAATACTCCTATGATTTATAATGATAAAACACTGCCAGATTATATTCAATCGGTTGCAGAATTGAAGTTGATACCTTCTTTAAATAAAGGATTAGGAGTCAAAATAGCTCCAGATGGAAGCGTTATTCCTGAACAAATGATTTCGTTAGATTTAAAGAATATAGAAGATTCATTTAAAGTAACATTAGGAATAGACAGATTTGATATTGTTAGTTCGCTAAATGATAATAGCTTAAATTGTTTCTTGGAAAAAGTTAATGAGGTTATAAATGCTCTCACTAAGATTTATAGTGGAAAATACAACCGCTTAGCTCTAGGTTCTGTTTGTGTATTCTACATCACTCCTGAAAAAATGAATCTTTTATATAATAAAATGGTAAATACAGAATCGGAAGAACAGCCTGTTGAATGGTCTATAAGAAAAGTCATTCGCACTGCGATAGAAGATGAAAAATATAGACTAGTTATAAATAATGTATATACAATCTCTCGTAGAATAGTTGTTGAAGACGGCAGTAATACTGATTCTATTGTGTTAGAACATGATATTAATACTTTGGTAGGCTCTGACCTTTCAGCAATTGCAGACCTTTCAGATTTGTTTATTAAAAAAGCATCTGAAACTATATCAGAAAGTATAAATAGCTATTCAAAATATATTGATTCATGAAAAGCGATACAGACATATTTTATTCGCAATCTCAGGTTTCTAGAGAATTTGAATCAGGTATAGATGTTAAATATTTAATATCATTAATTGAAGTTGCGAGTGATACATATAATAGGCAGAAAATCAATGCTTCTAAGTTTTCATTGTTTTTATCTACATTAAATAATGATTCCGAAAACTCTACTATTTTACCCCAGAAATTAGAGAGCTCTACAATATTAGAAATCAGCATACTAGATAAATCTAAGTTTATTTCTAAGTATAAAGATTTTTTTGTTAGAATCTTAAAATCAAGTAATATTAATAACGAAGAAGAATCAGGAGCAGAACATTATTTTAATTTCTTATTAGAAAAGGATAAAGATGGTGCAATAAAACTTTTAGAAGAAATATTTATATCAACTTTAACCAGAGAATTTTTGGATGAAGATTTACAAGTTAGTATTTTAAAATTGCTATGTAACTATGATTTCAAAGAATTAAGTCCTTCAGCTCAATTAATTGCAACAAGTGCATATAGTATTAATTCTATTAGAGTTAAGTCTGTGACATTTGACCTATTTGGACATTGGGCGAATAAAGAAGCGTATAATATGTTGAAAAAATATAATGAACCGCAGGAACCTTGGCTTAAAATGAAATATAAGGCTCTTTTAAAATCCCTAAAAATTAAATATGATATATATTAGGAAAATAAAAGAAAGTTCGTGGTTTATGGGACAAGCTCCATTAGATTCTGATTCTATTTCAGACCTTGGTACATCTAATCATGAATTATCTGTGTGGCAAGTACCAAATGATAAATCTAACCTTGATGATATTGTTCTTGCGTTAGCATTGACCAGAGATGACACAAATGGTATATTTGTTGTTTTTATTAAAACCTCATTTCCGCAACTCTTTTATCCTCTCATGACACGACAGTTTTTTTGCGATTTTCATGAAAAGTCTGAAGACT